GAAGAGGGATATTCAGTACTCTTAACGTACCCCGTAAAAGGAAGCTCACTTCTCCTAAGTCAATAAACACCATAGCAAGGGACGCTCTTCGAGTCCTAACTTCAGGTATACAAGGAGGGTTGTTTCCATCTAACCGACCTTGGCTAGAATTAGGGATAGGGAACAAATCTTTAAAGAACGTGCCGTTTTTCAAGAACTGGATGTACGAAGCCCAAGAGGTATTGGTAGACGACTTCGCTTCCAGTAACTTCTATACAGCAAACGCTAACTCCGTAACAGAGTTAGCGGGGTTCGGTACTTGCGCACTATTTATCGATTCAGATATAGAGGACCCACCATTTCAATTTATACCTTTGACGAACGGGGAATATGTTTTTGCTACCGATTATCTAGGTAGACCAAATAAGTTTTACCGGATAATGTTCAAGTCTCCAAGCAATCTAATTGAAAAGTTTGGCAAGGATAAGGTGTCGGAGAGTACGAAGAGGCTTGCAGAAAACACATCTTCAATACGCGACAAACAATTTGTAGCTATACTTGAGGGTATTTTCCCAACTAAGTATCAGGACAAAGCTTTTAAAAGAGTTATTTGGGAGATAGGTGCCGGGGGTTCAGGTGACGCCGCGTTATCTGCGTTAATAACCAGCAATAACATTAACCCAAGTCCTCTTTTGGTATCCGGTTTTTATGAGTTTCCTGTTCCCATTGGTAGATGGGAAACGATAGGGTCAGATTCCTATGGTGTTGGTCCCGGTTCGGAAGTCTTGCCGGAGATAAAGCGTCTTCAGGAAATGGAGAAGGGTTACAGAATGGCGGTTCACAGGGAGATAGACCCACCCCTTTCCGCACCGGCCTACATGCGTGGTAAGTTACGTTCCCTTCCCGGTGCGAAGAACTACTACCGCAGCCCAGCAGATAAGGTTAGTCCCTTATACGCACGTAATTTCAACTATGCGGGTATAGATACGAAGATTGAAAAAATCGAAATGGCTATAAAGCTCAAGTTTTTCAATGACATATTCTTAACAGCTTCTCGTGATCCGAACGCATCTCCGATGAAAGCGGCAGAGGTTCAGGTTAAAGAGGGAGAGAAGCTTTTAAGGCTGGGGGCGGTTGTTGAAAGGCTAGTACCAGAGTTTTTTATTCCGCAAATAGTGCGTTGCTTTAATATAAATTTACGAAAAGGTAGGTTCCCCGACATTCCTGAAGAGTATTTAGAAATGATGGGTAATATCAAACCTGCATTCATATCGCCGTTGGCACAAGTACAGAAACTCGTAGCTTCAAAATCCATAGAACAGACCCTAGCGTTCATAGGTCAAGCTGCGGGGGTTGTACCCGAAGTTCTTGACAAGATAAAGATTGACGAAGCGGTTGACGAGTTCGCTGATGCCCACGGAACCTCTAGGCGCATACTTAATACCGCCGAAGAGGTCAACAAGATTAGAACTGCACGTCAAAAGCAACAACAGGCTAAAGAGAAAGAAGCAAAAGAAATGGCAATGGCTGAGACTCTGGCTAAAACCTCACCCGCCCTAGCTAATGCAGATAAAACAAGAGCGGAAACAGGGCAAATAATGACTGACTCGCTTGTTTCACAACAAGAATTGGGGGCTATAATATGAACCAATTTGAGGAATACGAGGTTAATAGCGAAGAAAACGCCGAAGCGGAAAAGGACGACAAGAAACGTAACCTTTTGCGGATAGCGCGTATACGTGAAATCATGCATACTAAAGGTTTTTACGAGGTGGTGAATTTAGTACTTGACATTTCTAACTTTAACGGTAATAATTACGTACCTAATTCAGACGAGACGGTATATCTTGAAGGCCGTAGATCAGTGTTTATTGATATGTTGGCAGTATTGGAAGAGTGTGATTTATACTACTATTCTAAACTATTAAAAGAAAAGGCGGAGGAGGTCGAAAATGGAAGGAGAGAATAGCACTTTACTTAATGGTGAAGGAGGAGAAGGTGTAACTAATGCGGACAACCAGGTTAACACTGAAGTAAATAAAGATACTGTCCCGGTAGTTGAGGGAGAGGATAAAGGTGGGGGAGAGGCAACTAACGTGTTAGTTGGTCTTTCCAAAGAACTGTTAAGTAACGAAAGGCTAAAGGACGTAAAGTCTGTGGAAGATTTGGCGAACCGTTTGGTAAGCGCTAAATTGGCTCCTGAGATTCCCGCTCCTGACGGTTACAAGTTACCGGAAGGTACGCCGCCTGAAATAGGGCAATTTGCCCATGAGAACAATCTTACCCAAGAACAGCTTGACGGAGTAATGGGTAAGGTGAACGAATGGTACGCAGGTCGAGAGCAACTAGCTTTGAAAGACCTAGCCGACCAAGGTCAAGCAAAATTGGTGGAATGGGGCGAAGCCGCAAAAGATAATCTTGGCCTCGCTAATTCAGGTGTATCATACATCGAAACCAAACATCCCGGACTACGGGGTATGCTGGTAGATACTGGATACGGCAACCATCCTCTGCTTATGGACATTTTTAAGACCATAGGGGAAATGGTTAAAGAAGGATCTTTTGTAGGTGGGGATACAAACACACCTGCAACTAAAAAAATGACAGCGGCTGAAAAGATGTACCCTTCGGCTACTAAAGAATAACAATCTGAGGAGAAACAAAAATGGCTTTCGAACCTCTAACAGGTGCGGTTTATCCTAATCTTATAAACGTTGCAAAGGGTTTAGACCCCGATGGTTCTATCGCTGACGTAGCTGAACTCTACGCTCAGAGTAATCCGATCATAATGGACATCCCCATGATTCAAGGGAACCTTCCTACTGGTCATCGTTCAACAATTCGTTCAGATATCCCTGAACCGGTTTTTCGGAGAGCTTACAAAGGTGTTAAGCCTACCTCTTCCAAAAAGATTCAGGTAGAAGATACTATCGGCATAGTGGAGGACTATGCTGCGGTCGATAAGGAAGTTGCCGATCTTAACGGCAACACAGCTGCTTTCCGCCTGGACGAAGACAAGCCCCATATTGAGGGTATGTCTAACAAAATGGCAAGCTCCATTTTCTATTGCGATACCGATGTTACTCCCGAAGGTTTCCTTGGCTTCGGCCCACGGTACGCCGTAACCGACATTGCCACCGTAAAACCGGGGGCAGTAGTGCAGTCCTCACAGTTGTCGAACGTCATTTCGCTCGAAGGAACTACGAACCTTGCTTCTATATGGCTGGTAATCTGGTCTCCTTCTACAGTGTTCGGAGTTTTCCCAAAAGGCTCCAGAGCGGGCCTATTCCAAGAAGACCAAGGCGAACAACGTTTGTCAGATAACGAGGGCGGCTGGTTCCAGGGGTATGTGTCACATTATCAGTGGAAAATGGGATTAGTCGTAAAAGATTGGCGTTGTGTTGTACGTATTTGCAACATAGACGTAAGCGCTATTGCGGATACGGCTACTCAGACTGCGTTGTATATCGCCATGATTAAGGCGTTGCACACACTCCCACCAGGAGCTGTCGGGAATAAGATGTTTTATTGCCCCCCGGCGATTGCGGCAATGTTGGATTTGGCGGCAACAGATAAGTCTAATGCGGCGCTTGGTGCCAAAGAAGTTTTTGGTGAAGAGCTTACTACTTTCCGGCGGGTCCCGATTCGTCAGTGCAATGCCCTCCTTGAGACTGAAACTCAGGTAATCGCTTCGGCATAACAACTAACGTGTTAGTTAGATAGGAGATACAAACTATGTTTCTTGATAATTCATTGATGATAGCCGATGGTCTGGCGCACGATGGAACCCCTACGGTTATAGACCTCGGAACAGCGAGTGCTGCGGTAGGTGAAACTATTGGGATTTTCATTCAAGGCAGTGCAGACTTGGCGGGTTGTACAGGCTTTGTGGTTACAGACGGAGCTACTGAGGCGGCGGCGGATGCCCTTATGACGGTTACTACCGATCTGGTGGGAACTACCCTCCAAGTTTTCTTACCACCAGATACGGCTCGGTATGTTAAGGTTGACTTGGTGGGAACAACTTCAGCCGGTACATGGTCGTGTGGAGTAATTTCACTTCCAGTTCAGACTAATATGTAAATTTAACGTTGTCATATGTACAAACAAAAACCCTACTCGCCTTTTCGGTTGGGTAGGGTTTTTTTTTTTTTTTTTATAACTATTAAAGGTGAAAATATGAGAGTTATTTGTGACCGAACCTGCCAGATACGAATAAGAGGTAAGGTTTATACCGTTTCTCGAAATGAGAAATTGACGCTTGACGACGCAGAGTTTCCTACTTGTCCTGAATACTTCCACGTTCTTGGAGAGAATCCGAGAGCCGTTAAAAAGAATCTTGAGGTTATAGACTTCGACGCCATAAGTGAAGGGGAACTTATGGAGATGGAAGGGAACCTTGAAGAGCTTAAAAAGTTTCTCAGTATCAGGTATCCGCAAATAACATTTGCTAAAAATATAGGTTGGTCAACTCTGGTTACTCGATATCTGGAAGTACGTAACAATATGGTTACACGCATCGACAATACCGGCAAGGTGAAGCATACCGTAGTTGAACTCAGTACTGAGTTTGCACGGATGAAAGAAGAACCGGAGAAAGAATCATCTGTTGAGATTTCCAAAGCTTTTGATGATCTTGACGACATAATTGGGAGTTAAGCCATGCTTACTTCGGCGGTCTCCATATGTAATTACTCTCTCAGCTTATTGGGCCATAAGGCTATAAGCACGTTAGACGACTCAGCTAACCAGCGGGTAAGGCTCTATAAGTTTACGTATGAGGCCGCTGTAGAGTTGGTATTGTCTAAGATGGACTGGCCTTTTGCTCGTGACATAAAAGCTATTGACATTGACCCTTCTCAAGATTTTGGGGATGGAAGGGTGGCTTACGTCATCCCTCCAGATTGCGCTATACCTCTGGATATAACGCCCTTTGGAAGAAGTGTTCCGTGGGAGCAAGTCGGAGGATTCATTGCTACTGCACTCCAAGAAAAATTGTATTTGAAATATACTCGGAAAGAAAGGAATGCTGCCAGGTTTTCGATAACTTTCAAAAATGCCGTAGCGAAGTTAATGGTAGCACAGTTAGCTGGTCCACTAAACGGGGCTTCGGCTAAAGAAGTACGCTCACTGTATGAAGCTTTTGAAATGGACTTCAACTACAATGCGGTAATAGAAGCCAGCATCGGCACAGACCATCGTGAATTTGATAACGACCCCGATAATGACACCTTTAATTCGAGTTGGTAAAAATGGCCGGATATAGGCGGGAAAAAAATAACTTTACGGCGGGCGAAGTTTCTCCTCTCATGTATGGGAGAAGGGATTTTGAACGTTATAAAAATGGTAGTAAAGTTATAAAGAACATGATAGTGGCTACCCAAGGTCCGGTGTCTCGGAGAGCGGGATCAGAGTTCATTGCTTCCTTGTCGGATTTTGGTATCGACCCCTCTAACCCACAGGTGAGAATGGTTGAGTTTGTATTCAACGAATCTCAAGCTTACGTTTTATTATTTTTTCGCCACACGTCAGGAGTTGTAAGGGTAGTTTTTGCTGTTAATGATGGGTTGTTAGCTTATCCAGACCCAGCACCCGAAGAGTGTCCCACCGGAACTCCGGTTAGCTATACCCCGGGGGATGTTGTCTACCTCGATATGCCTACTGGATGGGACATAGAGAATTTTGACTACGCACAATCGGGAGATTATCTGTATTGTGCGCAAGGAGCGTTAAAGCCACACGTTATCATACGCAATGCGTTATACTGTTGGACAGTAGAAGAGCTAACTTTTACCGATCAACCTACTGATTGGAGTGACACATTTGGTTGGCCTGAAACAGTAGCGTTCATTCAGCAACGGTTGGCTTTTGGGGGGTCATTAAAAGACCGCCAAACTGTTTGGCTTTCAAGAGCAGGGGATTTTTCCCACTTCGGTCAATTAGGGGCTACGTTAGTCGATGCGGATGCCATAACGTTTACCCTTGATTCAGGGACTCAGAATCGTATAGTCTGGATGCAGACTGTTAAAGGTTTACATATAGGGACCATCGGTAATGAGTGGGTAGTAACAGGAAACGGGCAAGCTGCTTTAACTCCTACAGATGGGGTGCTTACTCAAAATTCTACTAACCAGGGGTCAGAAAAAATAAAACCATTAAGAATTGGTCTAACTACCTTATTTGTAGAGAAGCATGGCCGGGTGATAAATGAGTTTATCTATGACTACAATTATGACAGTTACAAGGCTTCGGACGTAACTATACTATCACCACACCTTACAGAAGAGTTTTCTATAACGCGTTGGACCTATCAACAAACTCCAAACTCAGTTGTCTGGGCGGTTCGTTCGGATGGAGCTTTGCTAGGTATGACCTACCAGAGACAGCACAATGTTGTTGCCTGGCACAGGCACGATACTAAAGGGGAGTTTATGGACATATGCGCTATCCCAGGTACTAATCGTGAAGATGATCTTTGGATGGTGGTAAAAAGAACAATAGGTGGTCAAGACAAGTATTACCTTGAGAAGAAAGCGCAAGAGTTCAAAGGCTCGGACCCTAAAGACGGAAGGTTCTTAGACTCGTTCATGTTTTACGATGGAGACCCTGTTTCGGTAATAGAAGGGTTGGAGCATTTAGAAGGTGACGAGGTGTACATACTTACAAACGGTTATATACACCCGCCTAAAGTAGTGGTAAATGGAGAGATAACTTTGAACAAACCGGCAACTAACGTGTTAGTTGGCCTATACTACTACTCGGAAGTAAGGCCTTTGCTAGATCCGGTTCCAACAAAAGAGGGATCGTCGGCTCTTTCCAGATATAAGATATTGGCGGCGCATTTGGAGTTATATCGTTCATTAGGGTTTGAGATAGGTATAGTAAATGAGCAGGGGGAAGAAGAGGTAGAGGAAAAACCTTTTAGAAAACCGTACCACAGCACAGGGCAAGCAGTACCTCTGTTTACCGGAATTTACGAGGTAGATGGGTTTGAGGGCATGGTCAGGAGTATAGAGTACTTTATTCGCCAACGACAGCCATTGCCTTTGACGGTTATAAGCGTAGTTGATAATGTAGAGGTGGTGTTATGATATGGTTCGCAGTAGCAGCGATCGCAGCGGCGGCATACAGTGCGTCCTCTTCCGCTAAGACCGGAACAGCTACAAACAAAAACGCTAACTCTTGGAACAAATACAACGCCGAGGTACAGTACCGAGTAGATTCTAGTAACATAGAAGCGCAAAAGATGATAACCGCTTTGAACCAATCGGTTATCAAGTCTACGTCGGTTCTTACTAACCGTACAAATGATGCTCTAGACCAGGCTAACATATCCTTAATATCTGCTACTAATACGTTAAACGGTATATTTTACGAAGAGGATATATTAAGGGTATGGGATGAGGCCAATCTAAATACGTCATTAATAGGTATGGAGAGAGCGAGAGAAAGGGGTACGCTGATAGCTAACCAATCCGCTTCAGGTACTACTCTAGGAGTAGGCTCAAATGCGGATGCGGTTATAGACCAAATGACACAAGAGGCACTCGACAAATTTATAATAAAGTACGGGGCGGATAAAAAGGCGGGGGACATACTGAACGCCAAAGCTATATCAGACTTTCAAGCCGACCAAGAGATAAAGAAGATAACTTACGAAGGTCGAATACGTAGTGCCACAAATACCTTAAGTACCGATATGCAGATAGGGGCCATGCAGGTAGAGAGCGACATAACATCTATAGCCGACATGCTCTCAGCGGATCTTCGTAGGAACAGCACTATAGGTGGGGGTAACGCTTCCGCCGCACGTAACCAAGCTGTTATAGATTCAAACTTCAAAGCGGGTATGGTAAATGCGGCGGCTTCAGGAGCTTCCACCTACGCAGCAACAAAATAACAGGTTTATATAATGGCTAATAATCGTGCTAATAACCGGGTAAAACTGGCTTCAGGAACGCTGTTAGGGGGATCATCTCCTAAGTTATCTCCTACTCAAATTCGTACCAATGTAGACATACGTCCTGGTCAAGTTAATCCAAACGCCGGTAGGGTACAGAATACAGCTACGCCGATTGCCGAACCTATAATGCGTGATAGTTTTGGGGAAGCGATAGAGTCGGCAACTAACAGGTTAGTTGATGCCGCTTTTCGTTATCAGGAAAAGCGCGACCAGTTAGAAGCAGATGAAGGGGTGTTGAACTTCCGTAGTAAAACGAGGGAAGCTTTCTTTGGTGCGCCAACTCCTGACGGGAAAATGTCGATAGGGTACGGCGGCTTAGAGAGAAAAGCGGCGGTGGATGGGTTCGATACCTACCGAGAAACAATAGCTCAGATATCCAAGTCGGTGCTAGACGGAAAGTCAGATTCCGTCAAGACTAAAATGATGTTTGCTATCCAGAGGGAGAAAGATGCTGCTATAGAAAGGGGAGTGTCCCACAACTTCCGACAGTTTAAGTTGCATGAAGAAAATGTACGCTTTCAAGAGAAAGAGGATATACTGAGAGACATAGAGCTAAACGGGGTACAAGCTTTTAAGAACGGAACAGTAGCATCTCATTTAGCCAAGTATAGCAATCTACAAGAGCAAGCTGCGGCTGAAGAGTTCCTCGCGACTCAGTCTATGTACATGACGTACAACGATGCCTATGAAAGTGCAAGTAATAACCCTCAAGATGTAACCCCGGCATTGACTGCTTATAAAGCCACTACGGGTACGTTTGAAGATATAAGAGGGGGAGTATCTGAAGCTACTGAGAACAGCTTACAAAACTGGATGAAGAGTAAGCAGGGGCAAGCAGAGGCGCAGGCTAAAGCGGCGTTGAGAGAAAGACAGACAAGATTTAAAAATGAGGTTCTTCGCAGCGCACCTGAAGGAATGGCGATAGGTTTGTCAAATGGAAACTTCGAATTTGTTCACAACGGAATAAAGGGTATGCGCCAAGTCTTATCAGATACCCCTGGTAGTGATAAGAAAATAGTGTCTTCTTTGAAAGATGCATTTGAGTTTGTGGTAAACAACGGTGGAGGGAGCACTTTATCTGATAAAAGGCTAATAGGGATAGAAGCCTACAATAAGTTAATCTCGTCAGGGGATAGCCTGAGTGTATTAGAAAGAATGGAGTTGGGGAAGTATGTATCGGAGACTCTTCCACGGAAGATACAGTCGGATATGAATTTCTCTGACAGTTTGAAGATAGCCCAAAGGGACGCCGACTTAGCTAGAAGTCTAAGCTCAGGAGAAATGCAACCGATAAATGAAGTACCCCCTGCGGGGATGCTCCCCTCTAATCAAGCTAAGTGGTACAGGCAGAATGCTACTTACAAGAACTCCTTCAAAGGAGTGCTAAGTGGATATACTAAAGATAAGGCAAGTGCTTATTTGATAGCGGCTCATGGTAAATTGGTAGACGGAAAACTCTCAAACAGCGAGATGGATAAGCTGCAGGAATTATCTATAGAGGGTTTGATACCTCCCGGCGAGTATGCGAAGCTTTTTAAACTGAACCGAGAGAAGGCGTCTTCAAGCAGCAAAAAGAATCCTTGGCAAAATACTGCGGCGTATGCGGGGGCTATGGGGCGCATAAAAGCCTCGGCGTATCAGTTTGCGGGGGCAAAACCCGTTAAGCCTAAGAAAGCTAAAGATATGATGGAGTATAACGAGAAGTTGGCCGACTGGCATCAGAACTCAAATCAAGGTATACAACAAGCTAAATTGGAAATGGACAAAGCAGCAAGAATGGCCTATGACAACAAGCAAGAGTTCGACTCAACCACTTGGTGGAAAGAGTACGTTAAGAACGGCATAAATAACGGTTCGATAGTCTCACCAGCAATGGAGCGGAGCATGTTTCAGAGAGTAAAAGACTTTATTAATCCCGGACGAGAAGCTCTTTCAGGAGATATAAAAGAAAGTCAGTTTATGTTTGATCTTACAGGTGACCCGGCTTACTTACCTACAATGATGGACGATGAGGACGAAGATGCCAACTAACACGTTAGTTACAGAGGATACGGTAGTTGACAACATCGACCAACGGACAGGTGCGCCAATTGGTACATATACTGACGAGGAGATACGTCAAGCGGTAGTGGAGGCAGCTACTACAGATACCTTGTTTGATCCTAAGTCTACCCCCGGCGATAGGGTGTTTAAGGATATGCTTGCTCAAAGTGATCCAAAATATAAGGATAAAAGAGCTTCTCTCTTAGAGGTAATGGGAGTACATTACGACTATATGGAGAAGATGTCACGGGCTAATGCAGTAATGTCTAACGTAAATACGGGTGCGGATAAAGACTACCTAGAGGAAGCTACCGTACTATATGAAGAGGCGTTAAAGAAGAGAGCCGAACTTCCTTTAGAGTACCCAGATAACGGATTAATACATGAGATAGCTAGAGCTACCGCCGAGGGTGTTGGCACTATGAAGACTATGCTTACTGAAGCGGCTCCTGGGGTTACTAAGGATGTCATATCGGGAGCGGGTGTCGGGGCTTTGGCGGGGGTCGCATTAGCTGCACCTACTGGTGAGATAGCTTCACCTATAACGGTAACAGGGGGTATGATTATGGGGGCGGGGGTAGGTTTTAGAGTAGGAGTCCCGGCCCGTATGTATGAGGCTTCATACAACATGGGTAAAGGCGAGCTACTGTTTCAGATGTTAAAACCCGCCGAAGGAAAAGAGCCTATACCTCTTGCGATAGCCGCACCTATGGCGGCTAAAATGGCCTACATTTATGCCGCACTTGAAACGTTTGGGGATATCGGCGTACTGGTAAGTTCGCTTGGAGTAGCTGCGAGCGTGGGGCAGCGTGTTACTGCTATAGCGGGTGAAGGGGTTACCGAGTGGGCGCAAACAATCGTAGAGCAAGTAACTGGACACTTGGCAAGAAAGAAGTTTGCCGAGGTTAAAGGATCGGAGTTTACTGAAACTCTTGACGATGTGTTAGACTACGTCGAGGCGCAGAAAGCCGCACGGCAAGGTATTCTCGCGTCAGGGGGTATGATGACTCCTTCTACTATTGTGAAGATCCCCGTCGAGACACAACGTTTTCTGAAAGCGAAGAAGGAAGCGCAACTAGCTGAAGCAATAGAAGCGGATAATCAGCAACAGTTACAGTCCAGCAATCAGACAGTAAAAGAGAACTCGGATAAACCGTTAGCAGATGTGACCGACGAGGTAACTAACACGTTAGTTAAAGGCGCGCCAATAGCACAAGCAGAGGTAAGCAGGGTAAAGAACGACCCATTAATAAAAGGAACAGACGTAAAAGACGGAGATATAGACGACCTCATCATAGTGGCTGATGAAGATTTAGACTCAGCTATAGATGAATTAGATAGTAGGTTGTACAACTCTTTAGATGATAAGGCGGCTAACTTCTTCGTAGGTCTATCTGACTTCCTTCAAGACGACGAACAGCTCAACTCCATGGAAGAGATAATGGGGGCTAGAGCGCAAGCTATGGGGATAACCACTTCTCAATACATCGAGCAGAAGGGTCTTGAGTTTGAGAATTTAGGGATAGAGGATAAGGAGAGAAATTCCTACGTAACCTTCACAGAAGATAACCGAGCTATAATAAGTGCATTTAGTAACGGCAACCTCTCTTCAGTCATACACGAGCTTGGACACGTATTCAGGCGTGATCTTCAAGGTGACATGGCGGCTATAGCCGACGAGTTTGTTGGCATGGAAAAAGGGTCTAAGTGGGACGTTCAGGCTGAAGAGAAGTTTGCCAGAGGGTGGGAGAACTATATGGCTACCGGAAAAGCGCCTACACAAAAACTGGAAACTCTTTTTGGTAAACTACATTCTTGGCTTATCGGCATATACAAAGCTATCCGGGGTTCCGGTATAGATGTAGATATACATCCTGAAATGGTAAAGGTCTACGATAGCCTGCTAGTACGTAAAGAGGTTGCTTCGAACAACTCCGTGACGCTCCCGCTATTTAAAGGAATAGCTACTAAAGAGGAGTATAGAAGCGAACTTACAAGAAGTAAAGAAGAAGCGAGTGCAGTGGCGAAAAATGTAAGTGAAGACTTATCATATCTAACCGATACAGCAGGTAAACATTACTTCAGGGATAAAGAGGGGATAAGCTTTTTTACTACAGCTTTAGATAAAGATTCTGTGCAACAAGCTTACACCGAAGCGCAAAGTAGACCTGTAGTACGTACCAAAGAAGGGTTAGCGGCAGAGGGCAATGTTCTGAACCAGAATAGGAGAGAAGAGGACACCATAGAGGAAGAGGCGTTACGCCTGAAGAAACAGCGGGAAGCAGCACAAAGAGCCTTAAACTCTTACTATACGGATACTGCGGGGAAGGCTACAAAAGGTTTAACTGAAGGTCAGGTCGCAAGGCAGCACGCCAAAGCTCTTGTAAAATCCATGAGGCAAATGTTTGATGCCGGGGATTTACATGGATACAAAATAGCGAGGGACCATATGAAAGCTTTTCTAGCAAGAGAAAGAAATAGGTTCGCTACGCAAAGAAAACACAAAGCTATGCGTAAGAGCATACTTAAAAAGATCAAACGGGGGTTGCCAACTACGTCAAGTGGTAAGGCGCAGGTACGTATAAATCCTGAGTTAGCTACGATGTTACGTAATGTCTATAAGGTATTAGGTAGTGCCGACACTGACAAGAAGATACGGAAGCTGTACGACGAACGTTTAGGTGAAGGGTTCTATCTTCACGAATTTGTTACCAATGAAGTGGACTACATAATAAACAGGTTCTTAGACGGTGCTGTGTCCCGTAACATCTTTGGATTAAAAACTCTTAGTCATTTGAACGATGATATTAAAGCCCTTCTAGCAGGAGAGACAAAGAACTCTCCGGTTATGCGTGTAAAAGCGGCAATAGATCAGGCTAAAGGCGATCTTCTCCATGAGATAAATGGAGGTAACACAGTTGACTCTCCTATTGAGGACACTAACCGATTATATAAAGAAAGACAAAAGCAAAAGAATTGGAAAGAAAAGATAGCAACTGCGACAATAGGTGACGAATATGTGTTCGGATTAGGTGGGTTGGTAAAGATAGCTTCGAGCTACTCCCCTTTAGTAGATTCAAAGTTATCCAAGATAACAAACTTCTTTCAGGCTAAACAGAACAAGTCTACTGAAGTACGTAACGAACAAAAGAAAATGATTGATATGTACCAAACTGCTTTTGGTATAAACAGTGCTTATAAGATGTATGGAAAGTGGAAAGAAGACTCACAAAGGGTACACGACATAGGTGTAGGGGTACTGTTTTCTAAAAGCGAGCTTCGTCAAATATGGATGTACGCGCAAGATGAGAAGCTAACTAACCGGTTAGTTAATCAGTTTACTGATTTGAGAAGTAAGATAACAAGTGAAATGTCGGACGAGGAAGTTCTTGAAACGGTAGAAGGGGCCACCCAAGACTTCGAAACGGTAATAGCAAACTTAGAAGGTGTATTATCTAATGATGATATATCTTTTGCTACGATGCTAAAAGGTTACTTCAACTCAGATGACCAGTACAACAGTGTAAATTCCGTGTATGAGAAGGTGTTTGGTATTCCCCTTAACCGAGTAGAGAATTACGTACCTATACGTTCTAAGCACTATCTCGATTTGAATGAGCGGTTGGATAACGCAAACAAGTATACCCAATTTAACCACGACGACTCGATACGTAAGACCCCTTTATCTGCTAAGAGCATAAAGGAAAGGGTAAAGAACGCAGAGAGGTATCAGTTACACTTCCAAGGTGACTTGTCTTTGTACTCTTCTTACGTGGAAGAAATGGCTCACTTCAAGGCTTTCGCAGAGCAAGGACGTTTAGCCAAAATGGTGTTAGATGACAAGGACATAAGGAGAGCGATAGAGATAGAGTATAGCCCAGAATTTTATAGAAACATAACTTCAGCATTAGATGACGTATTGGCTGATGGAATAGTAACGGCTACTCAGTTCCCTTTAATGGACCGGTTTAGAAGCGCATTTGTACGTTCGTCTATAGGAGCTTCTACTAGCGTGTTCTTCAAACAACAGATTTCAGTTGTACAGTACGCCCAACATATGCCTGTTACCGCATTTATGAAAGGTATGGTTAAATTTTGGGCTAATCCAGTTAGCCACGTAGAGGAAATGTACAAAACTAACTACCTGAAGAATAGAGCAAGTTTAATCGACCGAGATTTAAAACAAGCTACCGCTTCTTCGGACTATAGCAAGTTTAAACTTAACCCGGTTTTGTCCAATCTTCTTACACTTAACGTACAAGTGGGGGATTCTTTGGCTATAGCTCAAGGTAGTTGGGTAATGAAAGAGCATCTACGTACTCAGGTAAACCCTGCTACCGGAAAGACTTATACTACTAAAGAGGCATTTCAGAGAGCTTTCGAACTGTCCGAAAAGACCCAGCAGTCAGGTTCAATGCAGGAGCTATCAGCTATACAAAGAGGAGGATCGGCGGCTCAACTTATGACTATGTACTCCACTGGTCCCGTACAAGCGTTACGTCAAGAAGTGGAAGCGGTTCGAGACCTAGCCGCAGGTAAGATAACTAAAAAGCAGTTTGCTAAGACCATGTTTATCTATCACGTTTTAGTTCCTTCCATCTTCGCTGCGGCTAGTAACGCCATATCAGGAGGGGATGACGAAGACAAGTTAAAGACCCAACTGATAGCAGTTATACTTGGCCCTTTCGGTTCTACCTATGCGGTAGGAACAGTAGTTACCGAGGCTTTCAGGAGAGTTCTAGGATTGAGGAGGTACGAGTTAGACGGAACTTTTGCGGACACGGTAAATGATGTAGAAAAAATAGCTGAGAAATTTTCGAAAGATAAAGAGCTTGATTTAGATGACTACGCAGCGGCGTTACAAGCTGTTACAGTATTCACTGGACACGGTGTACCCGTACAAAGGTTCACCCGGTCAGCACAGAACGCTATGGAAGGAGATATAGCCGGTGCAGTGTTTTCAAAGAACCCAGAGGCTGAGTAACTAACATGTTAGTTAAGGAGATAAACAAATGCTAACTGACGTAAACCCCATTGTTTCCAGAGTATACACAGGCCCCGGCGCATACAGTTTCGATTTTCTAGTGTACGATACTGACAATGTTGAGGTTACGCACGTAGACGTAAACGGCATTTCTACGCAATTACCAACAACCGACTTTTCAGTGGTTACACTATCCCCCGAAGTAGGAGGCAGCGTTACCATTACTTCTACAGACTACGGGACTACCGGGGCACTCTACATAAAGCGGGTAATGTTCCTTGAGCAAAATGTCGATTGGGTAAACTCCGATGATATGGATATGGAGTTGTTGGAAAAGTCGCAAGACCGTATTGTTATGATGATTCAACAGATAAACGCAAGTATTAATGACGCTTTATCTATAAGCAACTGGAAAGGTGTTTGGGGTGAGGGTATAAGATACGAGATACGCGACCTAGTATCACTAACAAATGGTAACTGGTATCTCTGTCAGGTGGGGCATACAGCAAGTGCTTCCTTCAGTGCGGACTTAGCTTTAGGGTATTGGGTTCTAGCTCTCGACGTATACACCGTAACTCAGATAAAAGACTTAGCCGTAGCCGCACAAGAAGCGGCTGAGATAGCTCTTGCGGAGGCTTTAGTCGCTAAAGAGACAGCAGAAGATGCGGTTATTATAACTACGGCCAACGAACAGTCTTGCGCTATAGCCGAAGCTAACACTGCCGAGAACGCCCAGAATACCGCTAACTGCGCCGCTTCCGCCTATGCTAGTGCTCAAACTGCTTTAGCCGTGGCAAGTGACTTTGTTCCCGTAGGAGCTATAATAGCTTTTAAAGGAGGGTACTTTACTAACGCTTCTAATGGTGGTTTTACTAATGTCATAGGTAACGATGCCGCAACTATCAATGCGCGTATAAATGGTTCGGGGTGGTATGTTTGCAACGGCGCAGTTTGTAACGTGGTGGATTCTCCTGTATATGAGGGAGCCGGTAGGTATTTAGCTAATCTTACTGATAGTCGCTTTATACAGGGCTCGTCAGAAGCGGGAGTTACTGGTGGAAGTAATACTATGGCACATTTACATGGTATGCAACACAAGCACGATATGTACCATTTACACGCCATGCCCCATACCCATACTATGTACCACACTCATGCTACTGGAAACTTCTCATTAACAGCTACTCATAACGGGCCTCACTACCATACTGTTGTTACTTATACGGGGTCTGCGGAGGCTAATAGGTTATACGCGTCCGATATTAATAGGAGTAACATTCTACAGAATACTTCCTGGTCGGGTGACGGTACTCCACATAACCACGGAGCTACTGGAGCTTCTTCAGCAGTGAGTACCGGAGCTTCAGCAGCGGCAAATACTGCGGGGCCTTCGGTAGTCGATACGGGGGTTGCTTCTACTCCGAATACCGGGGCGGCTACTTATGCAGAGAATAGACCCCGATTTTTATCTTGCTGGTACATAGAAAAGGTGATATAATGAAACATACGTATTGGATAAAGTACCGACAACCAGGACAGATATTCTGGCGTAAGATTAAAAACGTTATAGGGGATGGGGTAGAAGCAGGTTTGTTTAGGTTTGTTCAAACTGAAGATGATACCCTGATTTATTTCAGCCTGAACGCAGAGGTTATCTTTCCTGCTCAACGCCAAAAAGTAATAGCCGAGTTAATGAGCAAAGAAGCAGGTCAACAGGTACAGAGGGCTTAACATGGGTTGTTCACTTATAGCAAATGGGGCTTGCGGGTTAGCCGGTAACGGCCCTCCGTTACCTCCGAGGTATGAAGACTACTTCGACCCGCTTACAGAGTTACATATAGCTACAAGCACAAACAGGTTCACACTATCCTGGAATAATGCTGTTTCGTATCCTGGGCAAGTAGTCCAAGTTCTGCACAGGAGAACGGGTCGCGTAGGGTACAACGAGCCTATACGGTACGTGGACAGAGATGATGGGGAGTATATCTCCCAAGCAGTTTTATTTGGTTATCAGCTTCAAAGCGTATGGGTTAGGATAGAGGATTCAGAGAGGTTTTCGCCTTGGGTTAGGTTGTCTTTTACAAGCGCAGGTTCTACATTATCCACTCCTGGATATTGGCCTGAAGACGACGATCCTTGGTTTACAGACGATCAAGCTTGGCCGGAGGACGGAATATGAAATTTACGGGAAGAGTTGTAACTAACACGTTAGTTGTAGTTTTGTTTTTGTTTTGCAACAGCTATGCGGCTGTGCAGGAAGTCCCCTCAGGCACCCCGGACGGTTCAGTTAAAGCCGGAACGGTACGGAATATCCTGAACTTTAACTTTAACGCACTTGATCAAAAGGACACCGCGCAAGACGCGCTCATAGCTGTTAATACTGCGAAGGTGGGAATAACCTCGGCGCAAGCTTCAGCTATTGTAACCAATACGGCTAAGGTAGGTATTACCCCGACGCAAGCGCAGGCTATTATTATAAATAGCGCAAAGGTAGTACCTTACGCTTTGTCACAGCTTTCTAACGATACTAATTTTATAACCATCACTCAGACAGATGCGAAGTATGAACTGATAGACCCAAACCTATTACGTGTAACGGACCTGGATACGCAAACGAAGTTTGAAACTGAATTAGGGTGGGAGATAGGGGCCGGTTCAGGTAACGTAACAGGTCCAGTAGCTTCCGTAGATAATCAACTTGCTAAGTTCGATGGGACTACTGGAGCGGTAATAAAAACTTCTTCTATGTCAGAAGACGCAGCAGGTAACGTATCAACTACAGGGAGTATAACTTCTACAGTAGCCGATGGGGAGAGAGGTATTATTATAAACCCTAACGTAACTGTTAAAAAAGACTTCACGGATCTATATGGGGTACAAGGATATAACGGGGAGTTGTTCCTATATCAGAACGGTGTAGAAATAGCTTTCGACGATATATCAGAATCGATAAGCAGGACCATAGCTTTAGCTAATATAACCGATTTTCCTACTGAGATTTCAGCAACTGAACTATCTTATCTTGACGGGGTTACTGCAAACTTAGCAGTAACAATAGACGATCTCTACAGTCAGATCGCAGCGATTGAAGGCTCGCCTCTTGCGCCTTTATTGTCAACTGTGGTTATCGATACTACTGGCGAGATTCTTACGATATCTTCTGTAAAGAACCTTACTTTCGGAACAGGGGGTAATACGGGTTTTAAAGTTGACTGTGCTATAGGGGGAGCAGACATAGTTCCTACGTACAGTTCAGGTGATACGCTTAAGAGTTTGGTGTACGACTTACCATCTCCGATACTGTTTGAAGATGAGTGTTATTTACGGTATACTCAGCCGGGGGACGGAGTTGTGTCGTTAGATGCCGGGGTAGAGCTGGCTAGTATAACTGGTACAAGCAAGTCTATAGATAATCAATCGACAGTTACCAGCCTTACGTATTTCCCCCTCACTGATCCAAACCTTGTATCACTGTGGTACTTTGATAATAATACTACTGACACCCAAGGAAATAATAATTTAACTAATTATGGCGCGGTAGCGTATAACACCGGTACGAAAATACAAGGCACTCATAGTGCATACGGAGAAGGACTGGCGAAAAATTTCAGGATAGAAGACGCATCTTTAGCCGGTATCGATTTCTCTGGCGATTTCACTGTCGGTACGTGGGTTTACATAACCACGGATGCGGCAGACGCTAAGATAATAAGCAAGTGGGATGTAGGTACCTCTAACAGGGAGTTTGATTTAACTAGGGAATCCAGCGATGATTCAATAATTGTCCAATTTTCTCATGACGGTGGAAGCGTCAATATGGATACATTTCAAACTGCGGCAGGTACGTTCCCAATCAGTACATGGGTACACTTAATAGTATCTCATAACGCTACCACGCATGCAGTAAGGTTGCATAAAGACGGTGCTAACTTGACTTCTGGAAGTTTCCCGGCTACAGCAACAGGTGTGCCTTATCCTGCTGGCGCAGCTACTTTAGCTCTTAAAGGATCGGCTTACGATTCTTCTAGACCTTGTAACGGATACATGGACGAGGCGTTTTTTGTTGACAGGGTTATGACAGATCAGGAGATATCAAATCTGTACAACAATGGATTCGATACTGGGAGATAAAATGAGAAAAATCATTGTACTGATTTGTTTTGTGCTATTACCAAGTATAGTTTGGTCTGCCACTGGAGATATACTTTATCAGAATTGCGCAAGCTCAGGAACATGCACTGGTGCAGGCTCCAGTAATGGTTGGACTAGAACAGTTGAGACATCAGGGTGCCATTCAGGTAATTGCTTGAAATTATTAGGAACAGTTAACACTAATCCAAACGCTGTCGGTTATGGAGCTGGTAACACCTATATAAGTACAGGTACATCGATAAGATATAAAAAAGAAATAACCATTTCTCAATGGGTTAAGTTTGATAAAGCAGGTATATCTCATGCTAATATGAAGATATTCATCCCCTACGTAACATCTTCGTCAAGATGGGGGGTTTTGATTGTGCCTAACTATGCTTCAGGAAGTGATATATATCTAAGCAGTGTTAGACCGAACAGATTTACAATAACACCATTATTCTCGCCTAAACTATACACAACCAATATTGCCTATTCACACGGTCCTGACGAAAACGATGAATATTGGTCTGATGGAAGATTGATTGCGGGTGCAACTGTGGCCCCTGCGGTTAAACCGGGGGCTTCTTGGTTTAAGATTACAGCGTATTTAAGGCTCCCAACAACAGGTACATCAAACAACGGCGTGTTTAAGCTGTGGCTGGACAATGAACTTTTGTTTGATGCTTTTGATATAGGGATGGATAACGCCGATGACGTTACTAATCCGGATTTTCAAACCTTAACATTTTATTCCTCATCAGAAGCCACTGAGCCATTCGAGCATTGGATGGATGATATGGTTATCTATGAGGGCTATGTACCGCCTGTTCCAGATACCACACTTAATATCTACAACCCCTTGCCCTCAGCTACGCTTCCGCCGGGGACTACGTCTACCACTCTAGGGGTATCTACGAGTATAGCAGCGACTTGCAGGTATTCCACAGCAAGTAGTACGCCATACGGTAGCATGACAAACTTCACCACTACCGGAGGAACAACTCACACTAAGGCTCTTACTGGACTCACTGACGGGTATCAACAGGTCTACTATGTAAAATGTGAGGACGTGGGGAACGATTACCCGATAGTTGTGAGCGTAGCAGCAGCGCAGAAAGGGCTAACGGTTGCTAAAGCGGGTACAGGAGGAGGGACAGTACTGTCAACTCCGGCGGGCATATCCTGCGGTACGGATTGTTCGAATAACTTTAACCAGGATTCTACTGTTACCCTAACCGCATTACCTGCCGATGGGTCTGCATTTAGAGCATGGTCAGGTTGCAATTCGGTCTCAGGTAACCAATGTACCGTAGTACTGTCTACAGATAAAAGTGTCGTAGCGTCCTTCTCAGATTACATAGGAGAGATATCACTTAATCTATCAACAGTTAACAACTTGGCCTCAGGGTCAGACAACTGGCCTATTACCGAAGACTCGGCAGGAGTACAATGGACAAGTTGGGGTGACGGTCCGGGTTTTCAGGGGGCGGCTACTCCCAAAGCGTCAATAGGCGTAGCTAAAGTTGTAGGGACAAAAGACTCATACACCGGTACTGATACGTGGCATTCAGGTATAGATTACTCTGGATGGGACGGGAAGAGTAAAGGTATCCTCGCGGTGGGGGATGTCGAGAACGGTGGAACTTTATACCTATGGAGAAGCGGGACAGGGAGCGATGTTCAGGGGTTCGCCTTAGAACAGCTCTATAAATCAACAGACGGTGGAGTTACATTTGGGGAAGCGGGTGGTGGGACTCCGGTTAAATGGGAGCCAGCAGACTTTTCGCCTACGTCACCGAGATTTGCTAACTGTACTTTCGTGCAGTTCGGCGGGGGTTACGATGTTGCTAATATCCCTGATGCTGTTGAAGGTTACGCTTACCTATCTTGTCCAGAAGTACAGCAACCTACTGTATGGAATGTGCAAACCCCTGGTCAGGTAACTATGATGAGAGTACCAATTGGCAGTATCGAAGATAAAAGTACCTACCAGTGGTACTCGGGATCAGGGCCTACATGGTCTAGTGACAAGGCGGATAGAGTACCTATTTGGGATGACTCAGCCAACGGTGTCATGCGTATATCGGAAACGTATCTAGCAGGGATAGATCGGTATATTCTTATTGGACAGCAAGTGGATAGGTTCACTGCTTCGGACGCACATATCGGGATATATGAATCAGAGAATCCCTGGGGGCCGTGGAATACTGTGACTTTTGAGAATGCACAAGCGTTCGGAATAACAGAATCAGGAGCTACCAAGACGGTATTTTGGGGGATATCCACCAAGTGGTCGTCTGGAAGTGACTTTACCCTAGTTGGGACATTACCGGGACAAGACGAGTGGGGAAGCGTGGAAGGAGCGTTCACCTTGCTAAATCAAACTGCTTGTGACGTCGATAATTATTGGGCGTGTGGTGACGGTGACTGTCAAACAGAAGGTTTTTATTATTGGGAAGGAGCGTGCAGAACTATTGAAGAACCTACAGACTGGACAGGGTTAAACCTGATTCCGAATGGGGACTTCTCAGCGGGGCTAGATGAATGGGGGACCTATACCCCAAACAATGTAGAGATAGCCGAGGGGGCGGCGGTGCTTAGTTCTGATGTCAGTACAGCAGCGCATATACACCAGGCAATACCAAGCGAAGGAACCTTCGTAGTTGTAGCCAATGCGCGAGAAGCCACTAACGGCGTAGGCATGTGGACATTCGACCAAGGTGATGTGGTAAGTAGTGTACCTTCTACCGGAGGTACGGTACGCTTCACTGTATCAAGGAGTGCAGGAGCACCCGATAACAGGTTCTTCGTTAAGTCTCCAAACGATGTAGGTATAAGCCAACTCATCCTAGACGATGTAGTGGTAAAGAGCTATCTACCCACTACCGAGATAATTGAGTTCGGGATAAGAGCAAGCGGTGCATCTTTTCACGGTGCATCTTTCTAACTAACGTGTTAGTTGAGGGATAATTATGATTAACGTAATTGATGGCGTTTCAGAAGCGGTCACTTTAGCAAATGCTACAGAACAAGTCATTACCGATAAGGTGATAGTGTACGCAGATGGGCTAGAAGGTTTTGAACATGTGGATGTTTATCGGCTAGGCCCTTCTGGTGGGTACGTAGAAGCTACCAATGCAAAAGGGCGGATCATTCTATCTAAGTATCCTAACATGGTAGAACTTCCAGCAGGTACTTATAAGTTCGTTAAAGGAAAAACCGCCGCTGAGGTATACTTAGGTTATTAGGAGTAATGATATGTTTGATATGGTTCATCGTCCAGTATACAATCCTCTTGAACTGAGTTCGGGGGTGCCGCAGGATTGGTTAGACTGCACGACAACTGATAGTACTATTTACATGAGGTTCATCAGCGCAGGGGATCAGTACACGGCAACGTTCACCGGGGCGAATGGAGCCGTCTACCAAACACTGACGACGACAGGTGGTGCGACTGTAGATGTAGCAGCTCAGGGTTTGACCTCACCATATCGATTAAGATTTCCACTTACCATGGGGTCTGACCAAGCTGCAACCAGTCTCTACATACACAACAACGGCCTTGAGGGAAATGTACCTGACTTTTCAGATATACACATTGCTACATTTTTTGCATACAGCAACAAGTTCACTGATTGGGCTGGTGGGGTAATCCCCGCAACGCTTGGCACAATTCGGCTAGAGAACAACCTACTCACACAATCAGCCGTAGATGCTCTACTACAAGCCATAGTTGATGGAGGTAAGTCGTCAGGAACAATGGTACTGAATCTTGGCGGAACGGGTAACGCTGCGCCTAGTGCTGCCGGGTTAGATAATAGGGACATTCTGGTAGCTAGAGGTTGGACCGTAACGGTGAACTAATGAAACCTAATAGGAGGGATACTATGGAGTATGATAGCGTATTCTGGCTTGCAGTAAACGCCTACCATGAAGCAAGGGGAGAACCAAGAGAAGGTAAGATTGCAGTATGCCACGTGGTTATGAACCGTATGGAGAAAAAAGGCAAAACGGCTAAAGAAATTATACTGGCAAGTATGCAGTTTAGCTGGTATAACGAAAAGAAATTTAAACCTTTACGCGACTACTATGCTTTCATCGCTTGCTTAGAAGCTGTAGAAGCTACGCTGTTAGAACGTAGGAACGGGAAAACTTTAGAAATAGCTGACCACTACTTCAATCCTTATAAAGTTTTGCCGAAATGGGCAGCGGCTATGACCCATATCGTAACTATAAACAACCATGCCTTTTACAGAGAATAACTAACACGTTAGTTGAGAAGATATGAAAATTCGTTTAATGGAAAACTTGAGGGGGATTGTACTTACCTTCAGTTTTGAGGAGATAAAAAAGTTCTTTAAGGAGAAACGTTATGCTAAAGGATTTACTGGACGCAATAAAAGTAGGGAACCAGTTAAACGATCCGGCAAAGTGGAAAGCGATAATCGAGATAGCGAATAAAATCTTTATGGGACTTGTGTCTTTGGTAGCTACCGTAAGGTCGCAAAGCCCTGACTTTTTTATCTCTGATATAACCTTGTTCTACACTACAATAGTAACTACGGTGGTTGTGGTAATAGCCAACATGTATTTCAACCGTGCTACCACTCTTAAAAAAGTAGCCTTAAATAAGGAGGTATAATGGACTCTTTTATTACTACCTATCCAGGCGTAGTAACTGCTCTCTTTGGCCTTCTTATAGTAATACTTGGATTTCTCCTTCTCTATCCGTTGAACAGCCTTAGTACGGCCATAAATCAACTAAGGAAATCTATGGAAGATATTGTAAAAGAACTGAAAGAGGACAGGAAGAAAGACCGTGAAGATATTGGTAACTTGTTTGATCGCATGTCCGTTATGGAAACAACTTGCAGTATACACCACGGATCGCATGGTCCGCATAGCCACCAACGAAGAGATGATAATCCTTAACGTGAATACCCGTAACTAACATGTTAGTTACGGGTATTATGCATTACACACCTTTTATAATTGATTTTATTTTCTCTCTAACCAACTCCCACTTTCGATCTTTCCAAAGCTCGTCAGTTGGCTTCTTAACAACACTGTCAGGTTTCTTTTCCTCGGTTGGCTTCCCTCCAAGTAACTTCTTTAGTACGTCCACTATCTCCCCCACAATTTGTTTTCATAATCAGTAGGTGTAGGTACGGAAGATAACTTACGGCGCCCAACATCTTTACCTAAATCATCTTCATTGTCTATCTGCTTCTGCTTGGAGTAGTGAGCTAACGCAGCTTTACGCTTTCGTATAAGCTTAGTCTCGTCTACTATAGCCTTCATCTCTCCTCGCCGAACGGCTCGGTGCCTATCCTTCTTATGTTGGGGACAGCAGTACCGAGTTTTATCCGCTTCCGCATAATTAGCCGCTTCGAAGTAGAGTTTCTTCCCGCAGAAAGCACAGGTAGCTAGGACACACAGAGGAAAGAATCTTTTACCATTAGCCATTATACCAACTCCTTTTCTATCGCCAGCCATTCAGGTATTACTATTCTGAATAGCCCACTAGCTTGTTTATCAGGATCATCTTCAAGTTGCGATAAAGGAATCCAGACTTCTACTAGCCCATCAGAAAAGAGGATAGCTTTTTCAGTTTTAACTATTATCGACCCCTCCAACTCTATGTAATTTTTATTTACTCCGTATAACTTACCCACTGCATCACCTCCTTAACTAACTGTTAGTTACTTTGAATCCAATGTTCTCAAGCTCACTTGGAACTTGAAGCAGCATACGCACATGGTCTTTGTACGAATCGGAAATTTCAAGAGCGGAGCAAACTTCCAAAGGAGACATATCTTTGAAGTACTCCGAATAGGCTACCAGCACAGTCGCAACGCAGGTTGATTGTGCTCTTCGCTCTCTTGCCCTCCTTACCAGTATTACCAACTCAGATACCTTCATTTTTTACTCCTCCTTAGATACTCTATTGCTTCCTCTTGAATTTTTCCTTTACTGGTGAGGGCTTTTAAAAGCCACTCGTCCAACGTACCAACTGCAAAAATTATGTGATTTAATATGCAAGCGTACTTACTTCCCCTTCTCCTCAGTCTCGCTATAAGTTGAAGGTAATACTCTAAATCCCAAGTTAAGGAGTACCATACAATATCCCGTCCTCCTCCTTGGAGATTCAGACCGTGACTCATAGCCGCTGGATGTACCAACATAACAGGAATCTTCCCTTCCATCCAGCTACGAATCCATTTGTTACTCTGACCGTCACTTGTACCTGAGTACAGGGCAGGAACCTCGTAGCCTAGATGTTCCCGAATAAGGGTTATGTCCTGCTTAAAGTTTATTCCCACCAAGACGTTACCGTCTATCCCCTCGATCAGTTCGTCTAGTGCTTTAAGTTTTTCAGCATGGAGCTTTACGACTCCGTTCTCAGTATACAAAAAACCAGAAGCTATCTGCCTCAGCTTTTGCGTCAAAGCTTGGGGATTCTTTATGACCACCTTCTCGTTACCTACTTCCATTAGTAAGTTATTACAAGCGTTAGTGTACAGCTTCTGCACCTTATCGGGCAACACAACTGAAACAATGTTGTTCTTTACGTCAGGTAAACCTACCCCGCTTGTATCCTCTACAACAAGAACTAAGTCTTTTATCTTGTCAAGTATTTCTTTCCTTGCTCCTGACTTTGGAACCCAAACCCTCTCGGCTTTCTGAATCATGTACTGCTCCCTGAAAGCCGTTATCCCTCTACCTAATCGGTCTCCCCTATCTAAGGCGTATACCTGACTCCAGAGGTTGGCTTCCCCATTCGGCTTCGGTGTACCCGTAAGCAGCAGAACTCTTTTCATGTACCTTGCCAACTTGTGAACGAGCTTTGTCCTACCTGATGAGGGGTTCTTTATGTATGTAGATTCGTCCAGTACCAACATATCAAAAGCGGGCATGTACTTTTTATTATTGTAAAGCCACTGTAGCCCTTCATAGTTTATCAGGGTTATGTCTACATTTGCCGATTCATAATGTAGCCTGTCTAGCTTATCCGAACCGTGTAAAACCGTGTAGGTAAGATTCTTTGTATGCCTCCACTTGGCTATCTCATCAGGCCACGTTATTAAAGTTACTCTTTTTGGAGCTACTACCAACACCCTCTTAACTAACACGTAGTTGTATAGTAACTCTTCGATAGCCGTTAAAGCCGATACTGTCTTACCTACTCCCATTGTTATTAGTATACCACAATGGGAGTTGGTAAGGGCGAACTTAGTACCTTCGGATTGACAAGATAAGGGATTATATTTCATGCCAGTAAACAGTTAGGTAAAGGGGTATCATATCCTGATGCTAGTATGTGCGCTACTATCTCCAAAGCTAAATCCACTTCCTCGTAGCTATCACAGACAAACACTAAGTGCCCCTTAACCCTCCTATCTTCGTGATCTTCTTTCTGTTTTGGGGCAGGTACTTTACCGGGAGCTTTCAACTCCACAAAGAACATAAGCCCGTAAGGAAATGTTAAGTACCATTCAGTGCTGCACAATCTATCTGGAACAGAAGACTTTTGTGGGCTTTGGAACTTCTCACACGTAATGTTACGTTTCTTGCATTCCTTGACGAGGTAAGCTTCCACATCTTTCTCAAGAAGCTTTCGTCCGTTCCTGTTCTCTGTAGTCTTGTGTACAATTATTCTATCCTTGAACATTGCCTACCTCCTACAGCTTTCGCCATTTCGCTATTGGGATTGGGGTGCCCATTACGTGTGTTACTTCCAACTCCCTAGTTTCTTTATAGACTAGGTCATCCAATACTAAGTTATGTCTGACATCAACTACTATACACGGAGCGTTTGCTAACCTCCATGCTTTCATTTGCGAATCTCTCATAGCCTGAAGTTCTTCTACTCGATATTGTAACCAACAATTTTTTCCAGATACCTTGAAACTTTTACTCGCCAATGTGGTTGCGCGATAGGGGGAGTAAGCGTGTTCCCCTAACCACAGGTATCTTATAGCCATAAATTTGGACCTTTCTTTTTCCATTTCGTTCCTCCTTAACTAACATGTTAGTTACTTCTTATCGTAGTGGTAGGCTTCCCAACAGTCAGAACCTATAGGCATCTCAGGACACCAAGAGTTAGGCATAGTCATAGCTTCTTCATAATCTTTCAGGTTGTACGCAGGATCATCAGGTACTAAGCTTATCCCCTCATCGTGTACCGACAGGTTCAAAGGGTAGCCTCTTCTCTCTACCTCCATATGGCCTTCGAAAAGTATGTCTCTGCAAGAAGCTTGCACAGCAGACTGAAAGAAGCTCGGACCCGTTACTACTCTTCTCGCCCATTTGTGGTTCCCTCCCGGTGTATTGTCCACCCACATTGCAGTTACATTTTCTTGCATCCTACCAAAGAAGGGTTCTTCTCTAACTTCAGGAGAATAGAAGCTTAACCTTCTACCGCTCGGCAAATACATAAACAAGAACAGGCCTTCCCTTTCAAAGTATACTAGATTTCGGGTATCTTGTACATACACCCTTCCACCTTCCTCGCAAGCAGTCATAGCCGCTTCTCCGAAGTTTTCCCACATAGCAGTAAGCTTTGGACGACTTTTCCTAAATGCAGTTATAAGCCTCTTAGCGGCAATGTCCGACATTTCCAACTTGTGTTTCTTGCATCCTCGCAGTACTGCTCGGTATCCTCCACCGAATTGACCTAACAAAACAGCTACCTTACCAAGTTGCCTCTCCTCTTTGTCTATCATATCAACTATAGAGTTGTACATTCGAGCGGCAGTTGCTTTGTACAGGTCTATGTTCTTTCGAAAGTTGTCAAGCAAATCCCATTCACCGCAAATCCAAGGTGCGCCCCTTGCTTCTATCTGCTTCAGATCGCCCCCCATAAGCTTCATCCCCGCAGGAGCTTTTATTATGGGGCGAATCATCATCTTAGCGGCGTTCTGAATCCCGCAGTACAACTGAAGAAACAAGTAGTCCCGATCAACGAAACAGTCTTTTATAAACTTTGGACTCTTAGCTTTAGACTTAGGTAGGTTCTGGGCTTGGAACCCCGCACCCGCTAACCGTCCAGTACTAGCCTTGTTGAAAATTAGATTATTCTTGACAGTCCCATCTGGGCAAAGCATTTCTTTTATCTTCGTAAACTTAGCAGTCGAAGCATTGTTTCCGTCTTTGTAACAACTCATAGCTTCTCTTACCAGTGGCGTAAACTTGCTAAAGTCCAAAGCTTCAAGAGTAGCCGCTTGCATATCGGGAAGCTCAATACCTTGGGATAGTAACCAATCTTTAAATTGCGCTCTCTTAGTAGGTCTGTCTATACCGGTTAATGAACTGAACTCGGTGGATAATCTATCAGCTTCTAATGCTAACGCTTCAATTATTGCATCAACTAACCCTATGTCTATCGGCAGACCCCTTTCATTCATCCGCATTACCAGTAGGCAGAACTCTCTTTCTTTTCCTGTCAATGTGTATGGAAGTTTTTTATAAACATCCCTCTCTGTCCTTACATCCTGCTTACAGTACACGTACAACTGAGCGTAGTCTTTAACGTACTCCTCTCGCTCCCTGAATTGTCCTTTCTTTTTCCCGGTCGCTATCGGCTTACAAAGCAAGTCCATAAGCTTCTTGCCCTCTTCCATCTTCTGTTCATATGTACCTAACGCTTTGCAACAGTCTTCCAACTTAGCGGGTAAGGCAAGAGTTAAAGCGTCAAGCATCGTATCGTGGTACTGTTCAGGATGAGGCTCTACCCATCCGAGTTTTGGTACACATACATTGTGAAAGATAGCTCTTTCAAACGACATCGAGTTCCAGCCATGTACCTTCCTACCTGCCTCTATAGCCGACATAAGGGGTCTTGGTGGGGGTTGCCCTTCTATCCAGATACTCGGTTCATCTTCTCCGAAAGCATAAGCAAGACATAGAACCTTAGTACTTGGATCGAGGGAGTATCTCCACGCACCTACCCCGCTCTTACCAGCTAAAGGTGCTCGGCTACGTGTCTCGAAGTCGAGGAATATGTCACTGCTAGTTATGTCCATTAGAAAACTCCTAGTAAGACAACATTCTCCATTTTTGATTCAATGGTAACTGCCGCTATCGGCGCCGCGTTCATGTACCTTAACAGGTCCAGCACATCGTCTATCAAAAGTCCTTTCATTCCCCTAGTATACATACTTCCCCGGATAAACCTTTCATAAGTTATAGGGTAGGGTATATCGAGATCCATTTCTCTAGCTTGTTCAGCTATGCGTTTCGCATCTGGTAGATTTCGACACACTATGTGCAAGGCGTCTTTTGCTGCTAGTTCTATTAATCGGGTAGTCCTTCCGGTTCGCCTCGTTCCAATTATTATTTCCATAATATATTACCAAGGTTATTTTAAAAGCCTACTCCTATTAAAGAGTAGGCTCTGTTGTAGGTTGACAGGATTCGAACCTGTAAAGGCCTGTTTACCTTGCATCTAAAGGCTAATGACAGCTTTACTACTCAGTTCCGAACATCTTCTTATGGATGCGTTCACCGAAGAATACTTTCCTTTTCGCAGTACCCTAGCCACCTGAAGCGTCTACCAATTCCGCCACAACTTACATTGTCTAACTAACAGTTAGTTACAGTCCCGCTAACAGGTCATCAACGTCATCCGTCTTACCTGACCCCATGCCTAGTATGTCATCAAACGCATCCCCTGCCGCTCCGGTAATGTCACCGTAGAGGGAGCTTGCTTCATCGGCAACGCTGCTCTCAGAAGGTCCCCCGCCGAAACGTTCACCTTCTTTCAGCAAGGTAACACCGTTAAGACCTACGGCTACCCCTTTCTTCTTGTTGTTGAAGGGATAGAAAGAGATATCCCATACGCACCAGTCCCCTGATTCAATTATCCCACCGGAAGTAACCGTCTTACCGTAGGCTTTAATGATAGGCCGACCAAACTTCTCTTTACGCTTTGCTGACAAGTGGGACATACCCTTATAGGCGGCATACTTGCTTTCATCTTCTTGAAACTTGATATCCCCATTATTCAGGGGCAATTGCAGAACCGGGGGCTTTTTACCTCCCCAAAATTTTGTCATGCCGATCTTAACCGCATCGACAACTGCTCGGTTTACTATTGCCAGCACATCCGCACTTACGTTTTTGTGGAACAGTACAGCACTTTTATAGGATTTCGGGTCACCTTCGGCAGTCTTTTCGTCCGAGTCAAACACTGGCTCAAGCAGGTTGGCATATGAAGCCCGACCAGCTATCAGTATACGTACAACGTTCTCTTGTGTCTCTACTCTTTTTGCTTTGATTTCAGATGCTTTCATTTTCGATTCTCCGAGTTTTCGATTTTTCAAGTTTAACTAACAGTTAGTTACAGGCTGTCTAACAGATCGTCCAGTTCACTTGCCCCGCCTTTAGGGGAATCAAGCTCACTTAGAAGATCATCTATACTACCCAACTTGGTATCAGCACTTACCGATACCCATTCCTCTACAGTTTTTTCCAGTTCTATTTCTACCTCCTCCTTTCTACCTTCAGGTAGTACTGCACTTCTTGGATCGGACTCAAGTACCATTACAGGTGAGCCTGGAACCCACTTGGTAAGCTTCTTAAAACCTTCCTTGACCCAAGAGAATTTTAGCTCCTTCTTTAGGAGTTTCTCAGCTTGCGGTAACGTCTTAACCGACACGTTGAACATATCTTCATCAGGTATCTTCTGCTCCGTGAGGAATGTGATAGCTTCATCTTCTGAAGTCCACTCTCTCTTACCTCTACCCTCTACCAGTTTCAAACCTGGAACAGGTACACCTGATTCAAGTATGCTCTTTGCTCTGTCTTTTACTTCCTTTATCACTCCTTCTACGACAAGAGATTTTTGAACAAGGTCGGATAGTTCCTGTACAGTTAACGACTCTATCGTGTCTTTAGTAGGCACTACCGGATAGTCTGCTACAAACGAGGCCATATCACTTTGCCCCACTTCAAGAAAAGCTTCGCACCTCCTAGCGTGTTTACAGTACTTGGCTTTGCAATGTGCGCCCGGGTTGAAGACGCCTTTCCCTTCTACTATCGCTTTTTGAGAAGGTATCAGCGTATTCTTATCCCAATCTAAAGCTTCTTGAAATGTAAGCTTCTGCGTCTGCAACGCCGAAGACACTTTAGGTTGAGAGATTCCTAGCACGATGTTTTTTACTTCGGTTATTACCCCCTCACGAATCAATGTTTCCGCTGCACTTAACCCGTATATCAACAACTGGCTGTTCCACTCCACCAATACTAGAACTCGTCCAAACTTGTAGTCGAATACGTACAACGTTAAAGTATTAGGATCAAAGTATATAAAGTCCCCTGTCCCAAAGCAGTCCTTACGCCAGCCATCGAAAGATACGGGCTTCTCAAGGAACAGATACTTCTTGTAGATCGTTACTCCTTCTTCAAGAAGAAAGGTGTAGATAGCCTCAACAGCCGTCTTTACTTGTTCCCACTCATCTTCGTCAAGCTCGGCAGGATGGGCTGAAGCGAAGCTCAAGTGGCCTTCAGCTATCAGCTTTGCGGACTCATGTTGTAGCGTTCCCCTGTCCGCCGCGGGCCCCGCTTTATCTACGTACCCTGAATCGAGGAGTGCTTGAGGCATTGCTGTACAAGGTATCCATAGACCCGATCCTGAGGGTGACATTAGTTTACTATGTTCTTCTGACATTGTGTAACCTCCCTAACTAACCTGTTAGTTAAGCTTGATACTGCTCAACTAACAGGTAGTGGAATTATTCCGTGGCCGAACGTTTGAGGAAAGTAACGAAAGCTTCCCTTTTCTCGGCAGATATGTCTTCCATCCGCTCAACTTTCAATTTGCCAAAAGCCTTCTTCACTTGCGTCAAGGCAACGTCTTTCCCTTTGGCGGTAATCAGCTCTTTCAGCGCCAGCTTCATACCTTCGACAGTGATACCCTCTGGCTCTGGTTCAGGCTCGTCGAGAAGACCGTCAAGGCCGTCATCTTCCACCCCTGCATCCATCCCCAAGTCCATCCCCAAGTCCATTTCAGCTTCTTCAGGAGGAGCCTCAACAGTACGCTTATTCGCCGGGGTAGCTCCACCCATAAGCATACCGATAAGGGTCAAGGCGATCTGCATAGAAGCTTTGTTTGTAAGATCAACAGTTAAATTTGCCATTTTCGTAGTCTCCGTTTGTTGTTTTTGTTTTGCCCTATTACAGGCTGTTTAATAAATCATCCACATCCGATAAGTCACCAGTATCAGGTGGCCCCTCTTCTATCCCTTTTACCAAGGGAGAAGAACCCACGTACTTCGGGTTGCTTACCAACTTCCACAAATCCAAGTCTCCGTTCGTGACCTCCTTCAGCATAAGAGCTACTTCAAGACTCGCTTGACTCTTCCCTTTTGCTATGTTTGACAACGCTTGTTTAGATGGTGAATCCCCAAACTTTTCAATAAGCCTTTTATTAAGCTCAGTTGGCCCCATCCGTTTTAACTCCAACCACATTTCCAGTTTCATACCTCCACCTCCTCTAAATTTTGAGGATAGAATTTCCACCCTCTACGGTTTTCTTCTTTGGTATTTATAACCCTCCTCCCTGTTACTAACTGAATATCTCTCGCCGCTACCCCTAGCCTGGTGCCTAAAGACCTTACTGTCTTTACCATGTGTGCGGGGGCTATCTCTATTGAGAAGCCACTAGCATTTACTATCTTTCCAGCGTTCTCGTTTACAAACCTTCGATAGTATATGTAGCACTCATTGGTATCCAAAAATACCTCCCTACGCTTTATGAATATCGGGTCATTACATATCCAAGCAATTACTAGACTTGTTGTGGAGTTAAGTATTGCTTCGTTAGCGTTTTCAAATCTCTTCCTTTCACCTACCTTTCTAGCTAACGCTTTCTCTGACATTTTATCCACATTGGGATAGGCTTTCATTAATAAAGCTGCTTCCATCCTTGCCTGATCGCTCCACAGAGAGCGGTCATTTAAGTCTCGGTTCTTTTCTCTCAGCCTATTTACCCTAGCTATCACTCTTGATATGAAGAACATAAGACCGATACGCATCCGTGGACTTTCTTTTACCCATTTAGCGTACAAATCTCCTTTACAATTTTTCATATCAGAGGTTACTGCTACCGTGATAGTGCGTGATCTTAAATCCTGATTCGTAGTTACCGCAAGTAGTGCGGTTAATACTAAAGGTTTCTTTATAATCAAATCCAAGTACCTTTGAGAGTACAATACCCTTAAATCGTATCTCCATCCAGTAGCTATTGAACAGAGCATATCCTGATCTCTGGGGGCTATTCCACTCAGGTTATCAAAGACTGTTACATGCCTGTTCCTAAGAGTTTTTGCCAAGTCCTCCTTTTTATACAGTCCGTTATGTAAGTCCGGCCCTTCTTTAATATCAGCTGAAGTGGGGTCACATAACTCCTTGGTGAAGACCGCTGTGCTGCTCTTTCCGTCTTCAGACCGTCCGGTTATTTGTAGCAGGTTAGCTGTTCCGGTATTGACAGTCGCTACTGTTTGCCATGCAATCAACTCCAACAAATCAAGGTCATCAACAACTGTTGTAAACTCCCTGATACCCTCTAAGTAGTTGTCGATGTACAACATCTTACCCATTTCACCTAACGTTTCTATCTGCTCAGTGAAGTCGTCTACCTCCGCAACTAACGTGTTAGTTGAGTACCTCCATAAAACCGGAGCGGTTTGGGAAGGTATTACCTTTACCCCTTTTTCACATATAACGGCAGTCCGCATTTCTCCCTGAAGAGTACTACCTAAGTTATAATAGGTTGTATTCTTACCGTTTACTACTGTTGAGTAACACCTGTTCTCAACTGGATAGCGTTTAAAAGGATTATAGATAGGGTCATCCTTTCGAGACACCAATATACGTAGTACCGTTCTCTCAAATTGGAAAGGAAGTTTCCCTCCATACAGCCCAAATGCCCTTGCGTATATCTCCTCTTCAACTCCTTCGTCTAAGGAGATAAGCTTGTACTTGTCGCCGTTTTCGATCATGCAATACAGGCAGTTGTCGTTCTCTCCCTGTATCCATTTGAACTGATCTATGAGGGACTCGACCATCAATTCAGGGTCAAGTTTATCCCCCAAATCTGAAGCCGCCTTTTCCAAATCAGCTATACTAACTTTTGTTTTTAACTCCCGCTTTATTGTGGATCGTACATCTACCCACCTTTCAGGCATCTTCGCTTTCAGGTGTCGTATTGCATCAAGGCAACTTCTATCGAACATCAAAGAAGAGTTCCCGCCGTTCTTTATTGCTTCTATGGCGTTTGTTACTTCTTGAACTTGTAAGTCTGATTGCTCCCCGAACTTTTTCTTTACCGCCGTTTGCAGATACCCTTTGATCTTCTCTCTGGTATATCTTTCCCGGTCTTCCTTCGACCCTCTTACTCCGTGTTTGGTTATGTTCGCCCACATCTTAGTGTAGACGTTATTAACATGGTACACTAAGTCAGAGGTAACTGAAGAATCGCCTACCTCTTGAACCAGTTGAGCGCAAGCCCTATACGCTGGTTCGTTTATTCCGTGTGTCTGAGTACCACATAATGCTAATGTTTTCTCCCACGTAGCCCCTATAGGAATTTTACTAACTAACGTGTTAGTTGTACCCGAACTTGTTTTTTGTTCTATATCTTGAATCAATCCATCCAACTCAGCCTTTCGTACATAAGGAGATAGGTGGTCACAATGCTCTGTCAACCTTAGTGAACCAGGTAGAGGGTCGTTAAACCCCTGGCATACCCTTCTTGATATGTAGTCAGGCTGAATTGAGTGGAAAGACCTGTAATCTATTTTATAAACACCGTTCAGGGAATTGTGATTAAATCCCCAATCGTGTAAACTTTTAAGTGTTATTGGTTCGTCAAGTAAAAAGTATAAATGCGCTCTTAACTTATCCTTCGACCACATACTAGAAGACAACAAGCAACAAAACTGTACTCCTTTTAGTGCTTCTAAACCCATCCTATTTACTAGGATTTCGTTTACCGTTTTATATATTCCTTCTTTTGTTCCTAGTGAAAATCCTTCAGGTACAGGCCAGCTATCAGCATCGATCATTAAAAGGTTAGTATCTTCGCACTCAAAATCCGTCATCCGTCTATATGCTATCTTACCTAAGCCTTTAACTGGTCTACCGTATATCCTTATGACTTTTTTATCTGCACATCTAGCTAATAAACTATATAAGTCTGAAATCGTTTTTACTTCAGTGGTTGCGTAAGTAAACTTTAGTCCTAGCTCATACTCAGAGGTCAGTTTCGGCCTCCGAGTAGATTCCTCAAGAGCAAAGGATTTCGCTGTTACGGCGCTCTTCCAAGTTGGCCGTAGTATAGTTATGTTTGACATAGTATACCTTTGAGCTACCTAATATCGGGGTTAATTTCGCATTGTGACATTTATTATAGTAACACAACGAATATATTTTGTCAAGCACTTTTTTATGCGGGCTTTGGCTTCAACTCCCACCCTACATCTTTACAGGAGTGGTTCGAGCCGCTGCATTTTACGCTGATTCCCACATGCTCAAGCTTTCTCTTGTGGGAGTATAGGCGGTTCTCTCTCTTCAGCTTTACCCTTTTACCACATAGTGGACAAGTGGCAACTTTAATCCAAGGCATAACTAGTCCTCCTCTAAACATTTAAACATATCCAAGGGTTTATACTCCATCCAGTCCAATGGCCTACCTACTAATATACAAGGCTCTCGGCCTGAAAGAATGGACCCAAACTCGTCTACTATAGACTTGCCTTTCAGGATAACCCCAGGCAAGGCTATGTCAATTATCGGACTGTCTTGAGATAGGTCGTCTTGCCACCAAGCGTGGAACTCAAAAGGCGGGCGGTATTCGTACCCATAATTAGCCGACCTATTCTCATTATAAACGTATAGAGATCCTAACACCACATACCCAAATCGGAAATAGTTTCGTACTATAAGGGCTTTTTCCAAACAATTCCAGTATAGGTTTAGACCTTTACACATCTTTACCATATCAAGTAGCATTACCTTCTTGGTATGCGTACTTAAACTAACAGTACTTATTATGGGGTAACGCTCTTCCCCGGTCATTACCGCATCCTTATCTTGCCCCACATTACAAAAAGTTGTTCTGTCTCCCATGACATTACCTCCCTACTTGATGAACAGCTGTATTAGAATTAAATCCGTAGTAATCGACGCTAACCCTGTTGATACGCCTACTATCAGGACCACCACTAAACACTTTACTCCTACTCGCTCGGTTTTGAGAACCTGGCTCGCAGTCGTGTATGATATTAATATAAACAGCACAACTGATAATGAGCATAACAAAGCTAAATGAATCATCCAAATATAATCTATCATCTTGTGACCTCCAACTAACATGTTAGTTACATTACGATTACCCTACCATAAGGAGGGCGGAATTGTGATTGATCTTGCCATACAAGCCATATAACTGGATAGTCCGGCTTTTTTGCAAAACTGCTGCAATACCCATCTGTCAGGTATATCAGCATTATGGGGTCAATGTTGTTATCGTGTACATACTTAAAAGGTGGTCTAAAATCCGTTCCCCCGCCTCCCACCGGCTTCAATCCAGGTTCTTCTCCCTCATTGAAGACTTGTACAGAACCTATTTTCGAATCGCACCATATTACGTATGTCTTCTCAGGTGCTATGTTCTGAACACAACTCATAACTTCTGAAGCCATGGCTACCAGTTGTTTCTTGCTTATCGAACCGGAAGTGTCCGCAGCAAAGACTACTGAGCCGACTTTAGTTCCTACCATACCCGGAAGGATAAACTCGCAATCGTAACGCCTATCCGGGTGCTCAAAGGTATAGTCTTCCATCCCAAGCACGTCTTCAATGGTAGATGGTAAAAGTTGCCGCCAATCTGTTTTCGATTCGGTCATCTTATCCAAACGTCTACGTAGATTAGCAGGCATATCCCCCATCATCCGAGCTTGCTGGATAGCATCCATTTGTTTCTGTGCATGTTCTTCCCGTTTTTTCTCTCTTTGCTCAGGTGTGTCTTGTTCCCCTTCTCTCCCCTCTGAAGGTTGCGAATCCGGCATGCACTCCCCTTGTTCATTTTCGTTCCACTTAGGTTGAGGCCTACGCTCTTGATTGTCTTCCAATTTGGCATAGATCTCTTCCATTGCCATTCCGGTAAACTCATGCGACCATAAGAAGGTATAAGGTATTGGTAGCCCCATATCCTTCAGAAGATCATTAACTGCATAATCCGCTGCTCTTTGAATTTTCTCCTTATCGTGTACTGGTCGGATGCGTAATGGGTGCCCTAAAAATACATGGGCAATTTCATGTATGAAGCTTACCATTTGATCTACCGGAGATAAGCTTGCCATGTATTCGGGATTATATACTACTTCTTTCATGTTCACCTTGAGAGTGGGTATAAACTCGTTAGACTTCATTTCAAGGTTAAACATGAAAGACGAAAGCAGGGGATAGTCTGCAACCACTTTCGCTCTTATTTTTTCAAGGTCTTTGTTGTCGAATGACATTGCTATTCCTCCCTTATTTCATCTTTCTCCATTTCTCCATTTCTTCTGTCCAATTCGGCCTGATACTCTTTTACATCAGGATCATCGGGACCAAAAGTTACAAGCATTATTTTCAAATCGTGTTCTATGTCCTCAGTACAATAGTTTCTTACCTCGTACTGTTCCAGTGGTATCTCTCTTTTCATCACTATTCTCCTTAACTAACCGTTAGTTAGTCTAAATAGATATCCATGTTAGCAGCGAACCATCTTTGCGCTGAATCCGTACCAGTTAAGTCCTTGTTATAGCGCTTAACGAGCCTGAAGAAGACGACTTGATACTCTTTCGCCATTTTCTTTACATAAGTAAATATCGCATCGGCGTGGTTAGGTTTTCCTTGAGTAGCTAACATGCCTAAAATGGCTATCCTTTGATCGACCGGGTGATTAATCGGAAACTCTTCAGGGTCATTGAGTATCTCTTGATAAGTTGGTATTACTTTACGTACCCGCTCAAAAGCAGAGAACTGTCTGCCGTGACTTTCCCCCACACAACCACAAGATACCACTTCCCGTAACTTATCGTCTGTACCAATCGTCGCTTCAAAAGCGTAAAGCTGGTCTGATAACTTTTCCCATAATCGGGGATTCGGACTGTTCTCCATCCCCAGATCGGTTTTGAAAACGCAAAAAGATTCGGGAAATGCTTCAAGAAACAGCATTATATTTGGGTGTAAACCTACTTCCTCTCCCCATACTCTGAACCCCGGCAAATCTTCCATAAGCTCAACTATCATACCGAATCTGGATTTTATCGGTTCAAGCAGGTAGTTTACGTTAGCTTTATGTTCTTTTCCGTTAGTGGCTGCAACTATCTTTACACAGTCAGGTAATTTTTTACCACACAACTCCCTGTCACCTATTAACTGCATGAGGGCGGCTTGTATGCTAGGTGGGGATTGACCAAAATCGTCAAAACCCCATATAGTGGGCTTTCTTGCTCGGAGTATCTGCAACATCTGCCCAAAAGGGAGGAAGGTTGCTACATCAATCTCCTCCTCTTCAGTCGATAGATTGATAAGAATATCTTCCAAGTCATCAGATTCAGCGTGTAGCTTTATCTTTGTTTTGGCGGGATAACCTTTAATATCTTGGGGGGCATCCGTAGCAGGATGGGATAATATTAAATCTATACTGTTCTTTTTGCAATAGCTTTTCAACGCTCTTGTCTTACCTATTCCCGGCTTGCCTACTACAAGCAAAGGATGACCTGACGCCATTACAATGTTTAGCAGCTTCTCGTATTGATCGTGGTTAATTTTTGGTAGCATGGGTGTGACCTCCCTTTGATTTTAAACAACTAACGTGTTAGTTAAATCTCTTCCAAGTCATCTCGGTACTCTAAGAACATGTTTTTAATACCCGTAGGGATTTCATCCAGCCATACCAAAAGTTCTTTATCTAAACACCAATTTTGTCTTGTTAGATGGTATATAAGTTGTGCAAACAACCTATCATCCCCTATAATATCCGTACCTTTACAAGATAAAGGAAAACCGGAAAAATCTAAGTCCACTTCCCGCAAGTCTGCTCCCTGCAAGTTTGCTTCCCGCAAGTCTGCTTCCTGCAAGTTTGCTTCCCGCAAGTCTGCTCCCTGCAAGTTTGCTTCCCGCAAGTCTGCTCTCCACAAGTCTGCTCTCCACAAGTCTGCTCTCCACAAGTCTGCTCCCTGCAAGTTTGCTCCCTGCAAGTTTGCTTCCCGCAAGTCTGCTCTCCACAAGTCTGCTCCCTGCAAGTTTGCTCCCTGCAAGTTTGCTTCCCGCAAGTCTGCTCTCCACAAGTCTGCTCCCTGCAAGTCTGCTGCCCGCAAGTCTACTTCCCGCAAGTCTCCGATTTCTAAAATGACCTTATTGTTAAATCTATTTCTAATCGTAATCATGGGTGTGACCTCCCTTTGATTTTAAACAACTAACGTGTTAGTTAAAACTCGCATAGAGTTATTTGGTCTAACTCACTTTCTGTAAAATAAGTATATTCATACAAGCCTCTTTTTACTCTTACCTGTATCCTGTCAGGTGAACGCTTCCACGTTTTTATACTTGTAACCTTAGCCCGCATAGGCGTACCGTCGGCGTTTTTCTTTGTTACGTGATACACTGTTTGACCTTTTTTCAATTGCTTTGCTTGCTCAATGTTCATAGTGTGACCTCCAACTAACGTGTTAGTTAAGCACTTTTGCCAGCTCTATAATAAAGCTGATTGCCATGGTGCCTAACAGGATGGCAGTGATAAGTCCTTTCAAGAAATCCATAATACTCACCATAAGTGGGTAATATAACACTTAAAATATATTTTGTCAAGTAAGAAAATACCCGGTCACTAGGTATGAACCGGGTACTCTATTTTAGGGATAAACACCATATTTCAATGAGTGGATAGCTTTTTCAAGCTCTTTGATGCACCGGTGCTGCTCTGCGATGACTTGAGCGCTTGCTTTTACTACTGACTGAAAACGTTCTTCTATCTCCGCAAACTGCTTCCGAAGAAGATCGACGTTATTGTAAGGGGTTTGTTTTTCCGTGTTGTGAAGATGTTCGACAAAGTCTATTGCATTCTTTTCGCAATAGCGTCTTATTAAGTCTGATTTTCCCATGGTGTGACCTCCGTAATATTTGACCAAGGCTAACTAACGGTTAGTTAGAATATTGTGTTACAAATAGCTATGCCTATGCCGATACCGATACCTATTGTGGCCCATCCAACTAACGACACCAAACCTACAATCAATAATCCCTTTGCGCTCATTGGTTCATCCTCCTAAGTTGTCTTAACGCCTTGTAATCGGCTTTATGTTCGGCGACCATAAAGGCACCGAACCGAGTTCTAATTTGGTTCTTAACTATGTGACATAAAAGAACGTAGTTAAGAACTTGTCGTAACTTCCAAGCGTTTAGCTTATACATGGTAGCACCTCCATTTATAAATCTGATAAGGTGTACAAATACTCCTGTACACCCTACAGAGCTATAAAGGTAATTAGCCGAGTTCACCCAATGCAGTCTGTTCTGCGACTATTGCATCTAAAACTGGTTGCATTGTTTTAGAAGTTTCCAGCCATTCTTTTAACTGACCAGCGGTCAATTTCTGTGCGGCTGATTCGAGTTGGAGGAGGAGCTTGTTCAACTGTTTTTCAGTCGGGGTGTCGGGCGGAGTTTTCGGCCCTTTTGCATCGGCTTCCTTCCGGCCTTTCTCCATGTTAATGCGGCCGAAAGCGGCCGCCGCGGTGTTCACGTAGTGACCGACACCCTTCACTCCGTTCTCTTTCTCGGCCTTGTAAACCGCTTGGTAACCCGCTGGAACTTGGTTACCGTCTGGATCCGCTACCAAGCGGCCCTTCGCGTCCTTGCGAGCGGGCCAAAGACCTTCGGCCAGCAGAGCAGTGGTTATGCCGGAAATTGAGTTGTTAAACTTCTTCCCAATTTCTTCCCACATTGACTTGATGACGGACTCAACCTTCTCGGTCTTATCACAAGCGGCTTTCAGCTCTTCAAAGACCGGGGTAGACGTTCCGGCAGGATTAACAAGCGGTTTTGCGACTACGACAGGTTTTTCAGCTTTGGGCGCTTTGGGAGCCTTAGGTGGTTTGGCGGCTTTGGGCGGCTTTGTCTCTTTTACGGGAGGTGTTACAGCTTCAGTCTCTCCTTCCACTTCAGAACCAAGGAGATTGAGTGCATCCTTTGCTTTGGTTGCAGCGGCTAGTTTTGCAGCGGCAGCGGCTTTGTTCTTTGCTACAGTTACGGGGGTGTCTTTTGCTTCACTCATGGGTTTTACCTCGGTTGTTTTGGTTGATACATCGGCAGTATTGCCTGACTTCGCCTGTTCTTTTGCTTTGTTTTCCATAACGATAATCTGCGAGACTATCGGCTTTATCTCAGTTCCCAATTTAAGCGTCATTTTCTGACTTCCGTTTGATATAACGCATGTTTTGGCAGTGAATCGTACCATTGTACCAATCGCAGAGATGGCCGTATCATCTTTGACGCTCCATCCATTGGCTTTGCTGACGTGATTCAATACGGACATTGCTACTGTTGGAAGGGTGTTTGTTTTGATAGTGTTAGTTTTCATGGTGTGACCTCCATAAAGTTTGGTTGTGTTGTCCTGCATCCGAGTGGCTAACCAGCCTATGAGAGAATAATAAATCATCTTGAAAGGGATTGCAAGTATTTATTTTCACCAACTAACCGTTAGTTACTTCTTTTATCCATGAAATGAGGATAAGTAGTTAATATTATTAGATAAAATAATTTATATCCCGACTTGCATTATATCTAGTGAGGTCGGTTAGCCTGAATAGCCTGAATAGCCTGAAAGGGTGGAGAATCAAATATATTGCCTTGTGGTGGGCTTTTCAAGGGTAGGTGTGTAGGATAGCCTAGGTAATATATTTACGTGGTTTAGAAGGGCAAATTGAGAGGAGTAGAGAGGCTGTCAACCCGGGTGTTGTCAACCAGGGTGTGGTCAACCAGGGTGTTGTCAACAGGGGTGCTGTCAACTGATAGAGGGTGTGGTCAACCAGGGTGTTGTCAACCAGGGTGTTGTCAACCGATATTATTGCTGCACTGCAACATTGTCAACCAATATTATTGCTGCACTGCAACATTGTCAACTGAACGAGCGCTCGGTTTGTCATGTACTACGAGTTGTAGTAATATCAAGTATTTATGATATCGGTTGACGTCAACCAGCGTAAAGGATGTACTTGTCAATTGACTTTGCTAAGGGTTTGTTTTTGTTGAGAAAATGACATGGCTGTACACTAAGACATCTTTGAAAAATTTTTGTTATAAGAGAAGTATATATGGTGGTCTAATGGTAGTACCAAAGTACCAATTGTTCTTCTTTTTCCTATAGGAAATTTCGCGCGAACATGTCCTGACGTACAGCCATGTCTTTTTGTCAGTCATTCCGGGGGGTTATCGCAGGTTTAAAGGATGTACAAAGGATGTACTTTTGGCGTACTGGCTTGAAATCATTACGAAAAATCTTTGTCAACTAACTCTGTCAACCAATTAAAGGATGTCTTTTACCTAGTAATAACAGATAGTTACAACTGGTTGACAAGCTTTGTCAACTAACTCTGTCAACTAACGTGTATTAGTTGACGTCAACTAATCAATGCTACTACCTGCGTGTTTCACACGAAGCCTTAGTTGACGTCAACTAACCAATGCTACTACCCGGTCAACTAACACGGTAGTTGACAAGGTATCTAGTTGACAGTGTACTCTCTCATTTGACGCGTCAACCAATCAATGCTACTCCCTGATTGCGTCAATGGGTAGATGACAAGTTGCGTATTAGTTGACAGTTCGGTGTATCCGATTGACCGCTACTCGTCAAGGGGGGGGGCCGGGGGAAAATGGTAGGTGCGGCGGCGGGGGGCCAGGCACTCACATAAAATTTTTCAATTTTTTAAAGTTGTCAACTAATATGATACCACATAAAATTTTTCAATTTTTAAAGTTGTCAACTAATATGATACCACATAAAATTTTTCAATTTTTTAAAGTTGTCAACTAATATGATACACCTCTTTGTCAACTAATATGACCCCCCAGCTTGTCAACTGATATGGGACAGAAACTTTTTTAAAATAAGTATTGACTCCAATACGAAAAGTGTTATATTGAAAGCATTGGAACACCTCTTACTTTCTCGGTAAGGGTTCCTCGCTACCAGAGGGCGTGACCTCCCTCCCCAATCCCTCGATACGGACTCATCCACCGTACCGGGGGATTTTTTTTTGTTCACACACCGCCAACACCACAAAACCACCTTCAATATATTCCCTTCTAAGCCACGCAAATATATTAGATAGGCTATCCTACGCACCCTATCAGGCAAATCAAGCCACGGGCCAATATATTTAATCTAACGCCCTATTCAGGCCCATCGACCTACCCCTATAAACCTCCTCCAACTCCAAACACCCTACCAACTCAATATATCTAATAATTTCAACTACTTACATCTAACTAACGGGTTAGTTAAAAATCCTTGTTGACAACTCCACCAAAAATGTACTATAATATAGAGCAATTACAACAGGAGGAACCGTTATGAATAACGTAGCCATGCATGACCCCATGCTTATAGAGACTCTTGCAGATATGTACTTTGCAATGACTGAGTTAGAAGACTCGATACCCACCGTTCCCGGCTTGGCCCTTGCCATTGGGTTTAATAGAAGTTACGACATAAACGTAACTTTGAAGAACTACGAGGAAGGTCTGTCAAAGTACCCAGAAGCATCAGTTGGTACAATACTGCGCTCTCTTACCAAGATAGAAGACAAGTATATAGTCAATGGCCTACAGGACAAGTTCCCCTCAGCCTTGGTTAAGTTCTGCCTTGGTGCATACCACGATAGAAGAGAAAAAGAGCCAGAGGCAAACGGAGCAGGAGCCAACACTAACATCATGGTAGTCTTCGAAAGACCAAAAGAACTTGATAATGTTCAGGCAAGAAGGTTGACCAACAACTTGAATCAGCCGGTTATAGAACTCCACTCAGCTAATTAAACCCCCCCCCTCTCAACTAACGTGTTAGTTATGACAAAAGCATATGACACCAAGGCAACAAGGAAGGTAGTTATACCCTACCAACCACGACCATGCCAAATGCAGATAGCAAGCAAGCTGTCTCTTTACAGGTTCTTGGTTGCAGTTTGCCATAGACGGTTTGGTAAAACGGTTAATGGCGTTATATGGCTCATAACGGAAGCTTTATCAGGTATACCAGACTTCAGAGGGTACTACATAGCTCCAAACCAGAAGCAGGCTAAACGTCTGGTTTGGAACTATTTCAAGTTCTACCTAAAAGGGTTCAAAGACCTAGGTTTAGTCAGTTTCAACGAGACAGAGCTAAGGATAGACTTCTTCATCGGACCATCCACTTCTTCCATCTACCTTGCCGGTTCAGAGAACATCGAGTCGTTACGTGGGGTATACATGGACCGAGCAGTACTGGATGAAATGGCGTCATGGGAGAAAGCGGAGTACGCTTTCTATGAGGTCATCTACCCCGCCATGTCAGATAGGAACGGTAGAGGGTTCATTATAGGCACGGTCAAAGGGCTTGACTTGTTCTATGATATGTACTGCATGGGAAAGGACAAGAAGAAGTTCCCCGAATGGGACTCCGTGTTGTACGACATTTACTCTACAGGGGTTTTTACTGAAGAGGTAATAAACTCGTTAAAGAGTATCATGCGGCCAGATGCTTTCGCAAGAGAGTACCTGTGCGACTTCTTCGCAGAAGCTCCTGATAGGCTCATAGCACCTCAGATAGTATCAGATGCGGTGTGCAGGGACGTACCGGATCATGTAGTCAGATCATCAGCGGAGGTGTGGGGGTACGATGTAGGGTACACAGGCGATCCTAGTCAATTGGTTAAAAGGAAAGGCCCACTTGTAAGAGAGATAATATCTTTAGATAACAAGGATTCGGTTTTTCAATCTAACTTCCTAAAGCAGCAGATAGACCAGTACCATCCAAGTATCGTGTATATAGATGCAGGGTACGGCGAGGGGGTGATAGCACGTTTAAACGATATGGGGTATGCCCATGTGATCCATCCGGTGTATTTCGGCGAAGCTTCGCCTTCGCCGGGGTGCTTCAACATGAGAGCGTACATGTACTGGATGGTGCTGAAGTGGTTGAAGTCAGGGTCGATACCAAAAGACGATGAGCTTATCAGGCAGTTGTCGAACGTCTTGTTGGATGACAATGATAAGAACAGGAGGATAAAGTTAAAGCCTAAGAAGGACATAAAGGCGATCCTTCGTCAATCACCGGACAAGTCAGATGCACTGGTCCTCACCTTCGCAGGAGGAGGGGAAGAGGTAGCGGACATAAACGAGCTTATAAAGAACGGAATTACTAAGCCCTCGGATTCGGTTATGAGACAAGTTCTATCAGACTTACTTAGCCAGCAAGGTAACTACGATGCAGATAATTACTTTGATAACATCTACGGTAACAACGTGATGGAAAAATTAGATAAAGATTGGGGGTGATACATACTTTGGAAAAAATAAACTTGACAAGTACAAAATTGTGTGGTAATATCAGTCTAGACGATAGATATTTAATAATACCGTATAGTTCAGTTGACAAAAGTTTGGTTGTAAACTACTGGTCCCACTTAGCCGATAACGACTTAATCAAGTTTCGACTTGGGGATATACCGAATCCCGGAGCAAAAGATGTTCAAGCAATGATATTGCGTAACACTCGCAATATGTATTACATTGCAGATGCAAGTGACGCTACTTTAGTGGCCGAATTTACGGTAGTCCTTCTATCGGGGCAGATGGGGGCGATGCATTTTAGTGCTAACCCAAAAGTGACGTTTCAAGAAGCCATAGCGATAGGGAAGTGGGCTACGGATAGAGTTTTAAAATACTGGAAGTATGACGACGAGCCTTACCTTACTTCCATAATTGGTATAATCCCGAAGAGTAACAAGAAAGCGAACATCTACATTCGCAGAGTAGGATTCAAACGGGTCACAGAAGTTCCAAACGGCTGTAAGTATCTAGGAGAACTGGATACCGCGGTCATAAACATAAAGTCTAACTAACAGTTAGTTAAGAAGTAGTTAGGGTACATATTATGGGAAAAGGTTCATCAAAACCAACGCACTCTGCGGAGTATTCTTCGTACTTAGCTTCCTACAATGCGTCGAATCCTGCTCCGTCAAAAAAGCAGCCGATAGCGGCGACAGTATCTTCATATGTCCCACCACTTTCAGAACAAGCGTACTACGATGATAAGTATAAGCGTCAACAAGAAGAGTATTCAGCCAAGTTAGCACAAAGTCAAAAAGAACAACAGGCAAGATTGGAGCAAGCGCAAAAAGAACAGGCTACTCTCTTAGCACAACAGAAAGCGGAGCAAGACGCAAAGCTTGCAGAGTTGGAGCGGAACAAGAAGATTGAGCAAAGAGACACGATTCTCTCTGACAGAAACACCGCCTCTACTTCTGCGGTTGATTACGTAAACCAGCAGATAGCTAGAGAAAAGTCAAACGCTGCTCTCTTCGGTATTCAGTATGATGTAACTGACGGGAACAAGAGTAAGCGCATTGGGGATTACTTCTCTACGTTGTGGTCTACTGGACAAGACGAGCAGATTAATAACCTCTTTACCGAAGTCGGTAAACCGGAAGGGTTTACAGATTTCACTATTCAGGTAGGTGATGGTTCTACCGTCGAAGACGCTAAACAAACAGCTTCACAAAAAGTTGTCGGAAAGACGAAGGGCACAAAGCCAAACGCTTCCATACTCTTATCTGGTCTCTCACCGTTAGGTGGTGACCAAACTATTTTAGGGGGATAATATGGGAAAAGGCGGCGGGATGGTTGCACCCCCTAACTACACACCGAATACGGACAGCACCACCCAACAGTTTCAAATGGCGTTGGATAGCTACAAGTCTCAGACAGATTTGGCTATGCAGTCGAATGAGTCTTCTTTCAAACAGCAGTTACAGGCTTTACAGAGCAGTAATGATCAGTACCTATCTTCCCTACCCACCATCCTAGGCACTGATGCGGCCAATATGGATTGGGAAAAACAAGCGGCTGAATTGAAAAAGAAGATGGAAACACAATACGAAGCAGATGAAGCTAAGAAAAAGAGCAGGACAGCTACTATACTAACTTCCCCTCTTCTTGACTACCAAGACCCGATAACAGCTAATTCGATCTTAACAGGTAAATAATGGAAAACTACAGTTTAGATAAAGCGTTATCTGAGTATTTGTCGCTTAAAGCTGAAAGGGCCGAATGGGAAGCTGAATGGGTCGAGATTAGT